GCGCCTACAGTTGAACTATAATCTATTCTTTATTTGTCATAAAGCTGTTCATATATATGTTTTGAAAACATATACTCCCTGTGGGAGAGGCGGTTTGGTGTGTTTTATTGCTAATTATGTAGCAAAATTGTGCACCATTACAGAGTGTAATGGTATTGTGTATCGTCTGGGATTGCAACAATTTGTTGCATTTGTGACGTGGTTGTCTCAACTGATCACCAGTTGTTTTATTTCTTGTAGTCTCTGAGACCAACCCTGTGGTGCATTGATTGCACCTAAGGATTTATTCTCAAAAACTATATTTGACCCCCTGGCTACCCTGATGAGGTTGGGGCGAAACTCCTGGCGAGTCGGTAGAGAAAAACTAAGAACCTTGGTGTACTTCGAAAGTACACTGCTTGTTCTTTGATATATAGAAAACCCGGTTTACTGCACGATCCGTCAAATAAGCAGATGTCTTCTTTGGATTTAATTCAAACTCCTATACCTGGAGCTTATCCCTATGATTTGGTGGAAATTGTAGCCCCACTACCGAAGCTACAAAGTATTGCATACCGGGCCGCTTTCTTCTTTGGATGGAGTTGCCTGGTGGTGTGCCTTGTTGTATTTGGTATGTTAAATTTTTACCTCCCATACATCGGAGTGCTAACATATACATACCTATTCTTCGGAATTTATTTTAATGTGTCGCTTTTTGTTGTTGCGCAATTTGTTTTGTACAACAGTTTTCGGCTAATGGCGATACTATGGCATACGGATGCGCATACAGTTGAAAATGCTGTGTATCTTTTGTATGCCCCATATTTTTCTGTATTTTATGATTTATCCTTTGATGCAAAAGGCGGAGCGGATGCAACATTTGCTTTGACAAATGGGCTCTTAGACCCTGTTGCTTTGGCAATATCTTCTTTCATTCGTCCTATAACATCATGGGCTTTTAAATATATTTCTGCGCGAAAATATATTCCTAATTTGGTTATTTATCCCCCAAAAACTGAGGCTGAGTTTAATATTCGTTTGTTAGACAGCCTTAAATTGGAGGGGTTGACAGAAGATTTTCTTAGGGAAAATTTATTTCAGGATGTGGCTATATCTGCTTGGGATGATGTGCTTGTATCACAGCAAAAACCATTTGTGCAATTGGCCTTCTTGCTTGCAAGATGTGTCATATTGTGTAGAATTGATGTCTACACAATAGTATATTTATCATTTTGGGCCCTCCCCTTTTCAATTATGTATGTGCTGCTGGTTTTCCTTAAAGTAGGAAAAGGTGCCATCATTGTTGCCTGGAGTGTTTTTCGCATGTGGTTTATTGGTGCAACGTTGTCACTTTGCATGCCAATAAATATACTTATTGTTTGGATGGAAATGTACCACCGCATATTGTTCAAATATCCAGTGATGTTTATAACACGTGTCCTTAACCCATGGTTTTGGGTGAGAGTATACATGTTTACAAAAACAGTTATGGTATGTGTGTTGGTTAAAATGATTTTGTGGTATCGTTACGTATCTTTACTTTTAGAACGTAACCAAGGGTCCCAATCAATGATTAAACGGCGAGCTAGTCTCCAGGCGCGTTTTAATCAGACTTGGTTGTCCCTACAATTGGTTATTTCAGACATTTCTTTACCTGAATTTGTCCGAAGTTTCAATACAGACTTTTCTAAAGAAAGCCTTGCTGAAACATTTGAGAAATTAGGGTCTCTTGGGTGGCCAGTTAATGTGGCTGTGTTACCAGATATAAAGTATACTGGTGATTTTGCCGACTGGTTTGTCACTAAAATCGATTTTGAGCAAGGAATCCACCAGCTTCAATGTCACATTGATGCTGACTTGGAAACTTTTGAAGCTGATAACAATCTGGTCTATAAAAGAACAGAGAGTTATGCATCTTTTCAGAATGAATTGAACACTACTGCACGTTATTTCTTTCGACCTGAATACCAATTTACTTCAATTCAGTTCGAAGATGCTTGGGATGTGTTTGGGGAGATTTTTGAAAACTCCCGCTTAACACCTTTTAATCGCATCATTCAGAAATGGCAAAAGAAATATGGACTTGCAGCTTGGGCCAAAGTTAAAGGTCCCTTCGGTCGTGAACGCAAGTTATCACGCCGCGAGTTCATACAATCTATTGGTATGTCCGAATTTAAAAAGTTGTGGTGGCAGACATTTAAAATCTCACCTTCACTCGTTCCTTTGAACCCAGTATCTGTCAAACGCGAAGCACTACCTCAAAAGAAATGGTTGTTTGACAAAGTTCGGACAGTTATCGGTAGCCCGATAACACAATATATTTCCGCAACTGTTTGGGATACTTTTCCTGCACACAATTTTAAATGGCAGACTACACCAAGTAAAATTGGTATGCCACTTAATGGGTGGGCCATGGGGAAGGTTTTTGCTGAGCATGCTAAACGTGACATACATTATGCCGCAGATTGCAGTGCTTTTGATTCAACACTTTCAGGTCCTGTTATGGATAATATTGCTGCCCTTTTTAAAAAGGGGTATGAAAAGCATAAAAACCATAATAGAATCTGTGAGTTGATTGATCATAACCGTTTCCAAGTTGAAAACGGTCTATTGGCATTAACTTCATCTGGGAATGTTTACAATAAAGGTACTGGTGCATCCACTGGACATTCGACAACATCGTTGACGAATACAATGGGCATGGGTACTCTCTTTTTGGCAGCATTCCGTGAAATTACAGGGTTATCATCTAAAGAGTTTAAACACTTTAATTCTCTATCCTTATATGGTGATGATAACATGATTTCTTGGCAATTGGACGCCCCACCATCTTGGAATTTTAAAGCCGTCCAACAAACTATGGCAAAATGGGGTGTTGACCTACGCGAAGAGGCGACAGGGGATCTTAGTAAAATTGAATTTTTATCTAAGTTTGCTCGTAGGCCTACAGCGAAGGATATTTCAGAATTTGAAGAATTTGGCGTGGATGTGCCTGAATGGGTTGTTTACCATAATCGTGACAAATTAGTTGGTAAAATTAAAGCCCCGGTCACAAGTCGTCGAGCAACTTATGCTGCTACGCGCCTAATTTCTTATTTAGAATTATGTGCAGGGCATAGAGACATTTATGACTCTTTGGTCGCCATAATTTTACGAAAAGTCAAACGTGCTAAAATGGAAGATCCTAAATTTAACGTTAGGATCCCTTCTTACCAGGCTATTTTGACAAATTGGTACAATCCTTCAACTGACTTATCTTCACTTCATAATGATGATTCATTTGTTGATGATGAAAAGTACAAGGATGGCTTAGTTTTATTTGGTGAAATGTCCATAATAGATCATTTCACAAATTTCCTTTCACGGGTTATTGACGTCTTTAATCCCGATGTTTATAACTCTACATTCACAAATTTTGTGCAGCGACCCTTCAGAAAATTTTCTGAATGGCCTTTTGCTATGTTAAGTCATGCAAATCAAGCTCACACAGCCCGTCACTTGTCAACTTTAGTTCAAAAATCTCCATATGATTGGATTTCGAACGAAGTGGAGTTGGTGACTGCTGGGGATGCCCGATTTGCTACATCCAAACTCATGAAACATTGGGTGTACATGGCTTTACGTAAGGATAGAGGAAGTTATTTCTCATTGTATATTGCTGCTATAGACAAAAAGTTGTGTGATCTAAAAGCCATCATGTTTGGTTATTTAGACTTATCTATTCGGCGTGTCGACGTGCCGATATGGAACATCCTTTTGGTAGCCTTGTTAGGAGCTATTCCTGACTTGCCATTACCAGATTACACTAAATTGCCTGGTTACCAAGCACTTTGTGATTTCAGCTTTGGTGCGGTCGCAGATCAGCTTTTTGCTTTGGGCTTAAACAAAATTTGGTCACTTACACCACCAAATTTTGTTTCAGTCATATCTGCAATTAGCACTATTGAACGCAATCACCCAATTACTATTAAGGCGTCCACCGGTACAGGTAAAACGTCTGTAATGGTTAATTTGATATCAAAGAAATTCATGAATTTCACGAAAATAGTTGTTGTGGAACCTCGTGCTGCTATTGTTAAAGGCATCGTCCCATATATGCGCAACCAGTATGGGCTTGATGCCACAATGTTGACACAGGGTGCCACTTATGACCCTAAATCACGTGTTGTGTATTGCACACCTCTTGAAGTTTTAATACATCCCGAGTTTTTGCAACAGAACACTTTATTTATTGTTGATGAATGTCATGTAGATGAGCCTTTACATGCATTTAGTATTGATTTCCTTAAGAAGCAAGATGTATTCTTAGTATTGACATCAGCAACTCCTGATGAAGGAGGTGCACGTGTAACTGAGTTGACAATCCCTCGGTTATGGTCGATTGAAGATGTAGATGCTTTGAATTTGATCCAAACATCTAATTCATATGCTTCATTGCGTGAATTGACACATAGTGGTAACGACCATGTGTCATACTTAGAACAATTTCACTTATACAAAGGGTTTGTGTCTCATTATTTAGCTAATGCTAACCCATGGGCTAGATCTCTTATTTTTGTAAATACAATTAAAGAAGTGGAGCTGTTGACCAACACCTTAAAACCTGGTCCTTCGGGGCCTGTTATTGGTATGTGGTCAGGGCACACAGACCTTCCTGACAGGTGGTCAATTATTGTTTCGACATCTGTAGCAGATGTTGGTGTTACTTTGCCAAATGTTGATCATGTGTTTACCACTAATTCAATGTTGGAAGTAAGGGACACATCAGGTAAAATGGGTCCTGTGTTTTGTAAGGCTCCTCAATCGCTCATGACGCAGCGTAAAGGGCGAACAGGACGCACTAATAATGGACGTTTTATTGCCTTTAAGATGTTTGGTTTGCCAGAAAGGCAACCATACACTTTTAAAGAGAGATTTTCGAATTTGATTTCATCAGGTGTTGACTTTGACTATTTAAACATTGTCTACCATGATGAAATAGTCACTCTTGTTGGGGGTGATGAACATTTTGCTAAATTTGCCCATGATCTTAAAATTGCTGAAGAAAAAGTTTTCTCTTATTCTCGAGCATTTTCTTTGTCACATGGGTCGAACCCAAGTCCATTGCAAATTGGTGCAATTAAAGTTGGTTCAAAAGTTTTGGACTGGGTGAGTGATTTAGCTCCAGCAACGGCTGACAATTATATTGTCACTCGCGGATCGTGGAGTTTATTGTCAGATGTTTATAGCTTCATTAGTGTCGCTCTTTTGGACGATTTTAAAGGTATTCCTTTAATACTCCATGAGAGGGAGGACGCTGTGGGAGGACCTTTGTTCGAAAGTGTCCCACGTGGAGCTGAAGCTGACGTTTTAGTTGGGTCTGCTTATGTACTTGCGCAGACCCAATTAGGACTTGCTAAAGTTGAACAATACCAGAATGAAATTGAAGAAAAACAAAATCTTCAAAGTCAATATGCTGGTGCTGTGGAGACTTTAAATACACAAATTGTTGAACTTCAAAATAAGTTAGAACTTAGCTTGACCACCTCTATGGATGGGCAAGTTTGGCGCTACTTTCGATTTTCTGTGGCTTCAGATTGGTTCGACTTGTATTCAATGTCAGCTTTGATGAAGGCTTTCACAGCTTTCCTTGAAGAATATGAATATTATGGTGACCTTTTCCTTGGATTAATGCCAGCAATTCAAGAAGAAAATGGTTACCGTAGTGTTCACCTAAATGATGAAGCAAATGAACAAATGGTGGAAATTCTCACTGCTTTCCGTGAGGATTGCATTGAGAAGGAACTCTCATTTGATTTAGATGATAGACTCTTCACTAACCCAAATTTCGATAGCTTTGGTTCTTATATGCGAGAACGAAGGCACCATGCATGGACATTTATTGAAGGTGTCACTGCGTGAATTCGAAATTTATTTCAGTTTATCTTCATCCACCCCCTGACGAGAGGAAGACGAAACTTTGCTGGCAAAGTCGGGGTATTTTGGTCAAATTGCTACGACGTGCTCTAGCGATACTCCCTTTGGCTTTCCCGATGGCCCCTCAATGATGACACT